CGACAACGGAGATTTAACCGAGTGGTTAATCCTAACATCTATCGTGCTACTATTACTATACATAACTAGACAAACAAAATGGTTTTTGGTTATTTTAACCTCCTTCTCGATTGTTGGTCCTATAGTGTTTTTACTCGTTGTTCAAATACTTAAGAGGAAAAAAATTGTAGAATATGGGGTTAATTGTATCAACTATGACTATTTATTCATGATCCAAAGGAGAGTAGGAAATTCTATACCAATCAGGGCTAAGAAAGCCGGTGATAGTAATTATTTTCAGGAGCGGAAAAATGTCGAATGTGCAAATGATAAGGAAAAATTAGGGGCCTTTGCCTGTGGACCGGTCACAACCAATTTCCCAGCGGTTGATGGCGATACAGTGGATAACGCAAGTTGTGCTATAAACAACAGAGTGTTGTTAGAGACTCCAACAGTCAATGTCGATGTTTGGGCGGAACTTTTAAACCGAGTTGACTTAGTTGTTCGCGGTTATGTTCAACCATTGATTAACACTGATGTAGATTTTAAAGTCAATAGTTGGTCTTTAGATCAATGGTTGGAGACTCTACTGCCTAAGCAAAGGATGCGCTATGACACTGAGAAAAATCGGACTGATCTACCTTGGCTCATAAGGTCCTCTAAACCAAACACAAATGGTAAAACAACCTCTAACATGCTCAAGATTTTGAAAAACCATGGAGTCGTTAATATGTTTGTAAAAAAAGAATTTTTGTTGGCTAAGGCTAAAAGGGAACCTAGGGCAATTTCCAATCGTGATGACGCTTATGCTATGATTATGGGGGTAATAATAAAACCCATTTCGAAAGCTTTGTCAGCTCATTGGAATATCTTGAATAATGTTTGTTATTCAAGTGGACTAACACCATCACAAATGGGAAGTTGGTTCGCTGCCACCAGGACTAAGTATAGGACATCAAACTGTTTTATACTAGAAACTGATTTTAGTAGGTTCGACGCTACCTTTCATACCAAAGCCCTTAAGTTGGAAGAAAACTTTTATCATTGAGTGTTGTCTTCTAACGATTTCTTATATGAATGCATTCCTGGTCTTTTCAAGGCTCAATATTTAACTAGGGGAGTTTGGAAGAAAAATGGTAAGGAAGTGCTTAAATATCAAGTAGAAGGAACTAGGAAATCTGGGGATGCCAACACCTCTGTTGGCAATTCTTATGTCAACGCAGTTCTGCACGAATTTGTTCTGAACAAAGTAGGAGCCGTCAGGGCTAATATGATAGTCCTTGGTGATGACAATTTGACTTTCTTTGAATTTACTAAAGATTTAAGTGAAGTTCAGATTAATGATTTGAGAGACAATATTCAAAAGATCTTTCTATCATTGGGGTTTAAAGCTGTCTGTAAGATACACAGACATAACTCCATGCATCCTACTTTTTGTTCTGGTTATTTCGTTCCCTGCTTAATCAATTCGGTGCCTTCTTACCATTATGTCCCGTTCCCTGGTAGGGCCTTAACTAAGGCTAGTTGGGCTAAAACTCCCCTTTATGGGAAGAAAGCGAGACATAGTTGGTTGTTCGGTTCCATTTTTGGTAGATACCTTTTGACGGGTGACATACCTATCATGGGGCCTTATTATAAAGCAATACTCAGGCTAGTGGCTGAGGAAGGCAATGCTCTTTTATCTCCAGGATATTTACATGAATTACAAATGGATTGGTACAAAACCACTATTTTGCAAACTATAACTCAAAAGTTTAAAACAACGGATGAAATGTTATTTGCCATACATAATCAGCATTTAGGGATATCTGACGACGAAGAATTGCCGTCGGTTGAAACTAGTGCCGAAACCGTTAAGTTTTTTTGTGAAATGTATGATTTATCCATTGAAGAAATACAAGAATTCCACGAATTTTGTGAGAATTTGAAAAACTTAGACATAGTAATAGACCATCCAGTATTACGGAAAATTGAACGAAAAGACTGGGAAATACCTGATGAGTTAATGGACTTAGTTGGATTTGATGATGGTTCAGTTTTGCGACCGAATATTAATGAAATATTAACTGATCCGGACACTGAGTCATTTTTGTATCATAGGTCCATCTATAGTCCTCAAATAACTCAAATGGTTGATCGTAAAGATAGATTTTTATATGGGAAACCTTCTTTGCAACAATTGTTGCCGAAACATGTTTTATCTATCGTTTTCGAGCACTAAATGTAGTGTTTGAACTTTTGAGTTATAGTTTGCACA